AAATCACTAATATATAACTCAACATTTTTCATTGCAACCTTTCTTGCTTTTTGAAGCCCTATTATAGTGGCCACCCGCTGCTCATCATGCTCCATAATAGAGCTATAGTTTTTATAGGCATATTGAGCAAAACTCACCTCCGATATAAGCTCCGCCTTTTTGTCGCCATAAAGAAACTCAAGAATTTTGTCAACATTCAGTTTCATCATTTTAAGTTCGTTGTTAATCTGTGACAGAAAATATTGTCCAGAAGCAATAGACATAACGCTAAACACGCCCAAAACAGCGGCCTGAGTGGTCATAGGATTAAATACGGCGCTTCCCGCAATCCGTCCGTCGCCGCCTATAATTGGACTGCCAACTCCGCCATTTTTAAGCTGCATTAGCGTATGAGGCATTCCTCTGTAGAAGCTTACGGAATATGCTTGGGCCATTGTTCCCGAAGCTGCTATTAATGGCAATTGCTGCAACAAAGCGCTTACTTGTATCTTTTGCGCCGAAGTAAGTTCCAATTTTGTAAGTCCTGTTTTATCAGCAATAGTGTTGCAAGGTAATATTTCAAAATCACCGTTTTCTTTTATATTCTGAAATAAATTCTCATCTATCACAGTTTTCGCCTCACAATTTTAGCTCATAAAATACTTTTGATCATTTTTAAATTCTAACACTAAATATGAATATAGTCAAGTTACTCACCTCCAAATCCTTCCGGTTTTCTTATTTCTAACAACAATACGCTCTTCGATTTTAAATCCTGCTATATCGCAAATATAAAATATGGTTTCAAGAAGTCTGTGAAATTTTATGCTTTCTTTATCCACATTTCTAATAGCCTCATAGGCAGTTGGATCAAAATATCCTTCGGTGTTTTTCTTTAAGTTTTTAACTTTTAACGCCAAATATAACTCACCTCTCGTTATTGCCTTAACATTTTAAAATCAATGATTAACGCGCAGTTATAAATTTAACAATATTTTTCATAACAAATTCAATGCATTCTCTCATTTCTTTATCGTCAGGAAGCACATGATATTTCTTTTCAATGTAATAAAACAATGACGTTGTTATTATTTTCCATTTTATCATGTAGGCTATGCAGAATATTGATATGGTTACACTTATAATTACCATAATAAATATAATTCACCTCTCGTTATGCCACTTCTCAACGTCAACCCCGCATTCTTTGAGCTTCTGAGCACAAAGTAAAAAACATTCGGAATCTTCAGCCTCATACTGTTTAAGCAGCTCGTCCATAGCCGGCACAAAATTATCATAAAATTTCCTTAGCCTTTTAGGTCCAAAACCAAGCTGCTTATGCAGCTGCCAAAGAATCAGCGAGTCCATCTCAATTTCATGCTTTCGTTCGTAATCGGCAAGCTGCCTTCGTATTTCCATATCCATTGCTTTTTGCTCGGAAGCTGATAATGTCATTCCGAATATCTTGCCTCCGGCTTTTTTTATCTGCATTATTCTATCCCCTATTCGATTAAATTTTTCTTGGCAAAAAATAAAGGCGCTCCAACCATTAAAGCAAATATAAGAAATGTAGCATCGTTGTCGAATATCAATGTAATGACTCCAATGGCAATTAACAAAATCGAGAATATTCTATTTTTAAAAAGTTTTCGTTTATTCATGTCTCACCTCAAATATCATTTGTTTTTCGATCAATACTGTGTTCCGAATCGAATCCGTCTGGATACCGCTCCTTCAATTTGTCAATATTCATTTTTAGCACTGTTTCTAAATCGTAGCCGATAATATAACAGCCTACAGCTATATACCAGGCTACGTCTCCAAATTCCTTTGCCAAATGATTTTTATCCAAATCATGGCCTTGATGCAGATGCTTTTTAATTAAATCGGCTGCTTCTCCGGCCTCTCCGGCTATGCCTAGACCTATATTAGACAGATTTTCACCACTTGGATTTGCCGTTCTCAAAGCTAAGCTTTGGTATTCGTTAATTGTCATTTCCTTTTCCTCCTAAAAAATAAAAAGCCAAGATTTTTAATCTCAGCTTTCAGTCGATTTTTCTTTTTCCTTGGCCAATGTACTTTGTTCAACGGGGCACCATTCTTTACAAGCAGGATAAGAAGAAAATCCACACTTATTACATATTAATCTGTGTCTTCCTAAATCCGGAATATCCTCTTCAAACTCCTTTGTAATAACTTTCCATGAGCCGTCTTTCTGCCTTACTGGACAAGCCATTCTTGATTTAACTTTCACGCTACCACTCCTTTAGTTGATTATAGCATATAAAATATAAAAGTAAAAGACTGTGTTTAACAGCCTTTTACCGTTGAAAAATCAATTACGAAATCAAGGTTTCATAGCGTTCTTCAAGTAGCCTAAATGTTTGTTCATCAGAATCTATGCTAATATGAAATTCAATTTTGTTTTTATCATTTTTTACAGTTTCAACAACTCCTTGAAATCCATCTGCATACAGCATTCTTAAACAAATGCCAAGCTGCTTATCGTTTCTTGCTAAAAAACTATTCATAATTCTCAACCTCCTTTCCATAATAGAGCATGTTTTTTTAGCGTATTTATTATCGTTATTACTGTTCAAAAAAAGCCGAGATTTTTAATCTCAGCCAGCTTTCAGTTATTGTTTATGCTTTTTAATAATAATTTCCGTTCTCGTTATTTAACTTAACATAAACACTCCGTTCTTTAACTTCGCTCGAACATGACGGACAAACCCATTTCCCATCAAGATTATCATTTTTACCAACTTTAAAATCCATATAATTATTACAGTTTTCACATTTTATAAACATCGGTATCTCATCATTATTACGTTTTGATTGATCAATTTTAATGACGTCTTTTTTAAATATAGTTTTAGATCCACTTAATTTTTTATTTTTATAAGTAAATTCAAAGCCAGAACCTTTATATTTATCGTAAATTTCATCAAACAAATTCATTTTTTACCTTCTTCATGAGTGTTCTGGCTCAATTATATTATTTTTTGTTAATAAAGGCAAGAATTTCTTTTTGTATTTCTTGTTCAAGTCTTATACGCGGTGCTTTTTTTAATTTTTCATTTCCTATGTTTTTCTTATTTTCTTTCATTTCTTCTTCCTCCTTAGAAAAATAAAAAGCCAAGATTTTTAATCTCAGCTTTCAGTAGTTTTAATAACAATTTCCATTCTCATTATTTAACGGCCTTTCTGTCAGGATCAAGTGCCCCGTTATTACACGTCTTAGTGCATTCAGGATAAGCGGGAAAACCACATACCGTACACATGTCGCAATGTCGTATTCGGTCGTCTGGATATTCTTCTTCATAGGAATAACGTCTTATATCCCATGTTCCGTCTTTTTTTCTATATGGTTCGCAACCATCAAAGTGTATTGTTTTCACGAAAAACCCTCCTTTTTAAATATTATAGCATATTTGATAAAAGAGTAAAAGGACCTGTTAAGCCCTTTTACCTTTTGATAGTTTGTTATGAAATTAGAATTCTGTAACGCTCTTCAAGCATTTCAAATTTTTGTTCATCAGCATGTACGTTGATTCTGTATTCTATTTTTTGATTTTAGTTTTCTATAACTCTTACAATAAATATTACTCTTTCGGCATACAGCATTCTCAAACAAATATCCAGCTGTTTAGCGTTTTTAGCCTTAAGTTCTTTCATAATTCTCAACCTCCTTTCCATAATAGAGCATGTTTTTCTCGCGTGTTTTATTATGCTGTTGCTGTTCAAAAAGAGCCCAGATTTTTAATCTCAACTCTTAATCCCGATTTATTTCATTAATTTTATCTATACAGTACGCTTCTATAAGCTCAATTAGCTTCCTTGCTGTTTCAATCTGTTCTTCAGCTTCTGACTTTGTTGCAATATAAAAATCGTCATAATCGCTTGCGTGTCTTATTTCCTCTGCTTCCATAATTTTTCGTCCGAAAACTTTTGGGAAAATCTCTGTCCGTATATAATCTTTATTAAAATTTGCAAGCGTGTCTTTATGTCGTTTATATGCTTTTCCATCAAGAGCATGAATAGCTGATATAGCATGAAAAATCGCATAATAAGCCCTATTATTTGCTGTCCGATATTCACTTTCTTTAAAAAGCATACAAGCTACTCTTAGATCATTCTTGGCGGTTTTTATACGATGGCATACCAAGTCTTTAATGCTTCCTTCATCATGCCGTTCCATATAGAACAACTCCCTCCCTTTTAACGGTTGCATAAAAAGGATAGACCGACAGCCATTTAAAAAAATGATTACTACTCTTTGCTATTGGTTTAATATCAACATCAAAATTTTCATTAAAATCATAGGTAACTTCTGAAAGCCTATGGCGAAATTCTTTAATTTCAATATCAGTCATATCTATCAAAATCATAATATCAATATCTGAATCTTCCCTAAAATCGCCTCTAGCATAAGAACCATAAAGAATCACAGACTTTAAGCAGCCTCCATATATCCGCTTAATGTCCTCAACATATCTTTTAAGTATAACATCTATTTTTGACTGATATGCCGTTAGCGTTTCAATTGCCACTTAATCACCTCCAAAAATGGGCACATATTTAACAGCTCTTATTTAAAATTTTAACATGTTTTCAACATAGTTTCCACATGATTTTTGTTTTATTCATATTTCTTATCGCAAGTGATAACCTCAGAATAAGGCAGTCCTTGAATCCATTTACAAAACTCGTGCCACTCGTCAAGTTTATGATTTAAACGGCTTTTGTATATATTAACCAAAACTTCATAATTAAGCATGACCGTTCGTTTCTGGTTGTAGGAAGAAGGAAGAAGCTGGATCATTTGCCACCAATAAGTTTTGTCATGATATTCAATATATTTATTTCTGTAAGTATTCAAAAGACAGACCAACGTTTTGAAAAACTCTTTGTTACACTCGTTTAAATGCTCTGTTGAAAAATCCTCAATTTCAAATTCTTTAGCATGAATTTTGTGCATGGTTGAACAGGAGTTTGCCACCGTTCCAACTTTGTATGTATCAAATTCCTTCCACCAATATAGAGGAGCCGTAATATCAACATAAACCGCAATCATTCGTCTGTACTTAGCGTGAACCGCTCCGCCTTCAGCAAGCTTCATCATAAGGTCATAATCATTTGGTCCTGTTACAAAAAATTCTTTATTTGAAACATAAAAACTGCTGTCGCTTCTTTCCCAGCTGTTCATTGGATTTCTCATTCCGCGAATAGCCTCTTCAAAACCAACGACTTTTGTTTTTTCAATTTTAATCATATTTTTTATTTATCTCCTTTACTAACAATTAATTTAATTATATCATAATCTAGGAGGTGTTAAAATGATAGTGTATATTTATCCTAAATGTTCAACTTGCAAAAAGGCGGTTAAATATTTGGAAGATAAAAAACAATACGATAAA